GTTATTACGACGGCTCTGCGAAAATTGGTTTCTTTGGATTCGACAGATCGACCTCCCAATTCGCATTCTTAACAAGTGCAACTAACAACGCTGAAGTTCTTTCTGGCACAGATGGTCCTCTTCGTGCTGGTTCTCTTAACCTTACTGGCGCTGGGACATCTCTTGATGTTGATGCCAATGCCAACATTGATGGTACGCTGACTGTTGATGGTCAGATCATTTCTCAAGTTTCTTCTGGTCCTGCTCTTGTCATTCCTACAACTGATAAGATTAACAACCTGAACGCAGATTTACTTGATGGTGCTACAACTGCAACCGCTAATACTGCATCTACAGTTGTTCTCCGTGATGGATCTGGTAACTTCGCTGCTGGAACTATTACTGCTGCCCTGACTGGCAACGCTTCCACAGCAACTACTCTGGAGACTGCAAGAAATATCGCAGTTGCTGGTGTTGTTTCTGGCACCGTATCCTTCAATGGATCTGCTGATGTAAGCATTACTACAACATTTGTTGACGCTGATATCACTGCACTTGCTGCAATGAGTGGCACTGGTCTGGTAGCAAGAACTGCTGCTAACACCTACGCGCAGCGCACATTATCAGTCACCGCATCTTCAGGTATCACGCTAACCAATGCTGACGGTGTTGCTGGTAATCCTACGATCAACGTTGCTTCTACAGCGAGCAACTCGGCAAACAACCTTGTTCTCCGTGATGCATCTGGTAACTTTGCTGCTGGCACTATCACTGCCACATTAACTGGTAACGTTACAGGTAACGTAACTGGTACAGTTTCTGACATTAGCAACCATGACACTGGAGACCTTGCTGAAGGATCTAACCTTTATTACACTGATGAGCGTGTTGATGATAGAGTTAACGCTCTTATTGTTGCTGGAACAGGTATTACTAGAGTCTATGATGACTCAGCAGGCACTTATACATTGTCTGTAACTCAGGCAGATGTCAATACTGACACTATTACTGAAGGTTCTACAAACCTCTTCACAACTGCTGCTAGAACTAGAACTCACTTTACATACGGCAATGGTATTGCACTTGCAGGATCTGGTGAACTGTCTGTAACTCAATCTGAAATCAATACTGACAACGTAACTGAAGGTAGCACTAATATCTTCTTTACCAATGCACGTTCTGATGCTCGCTTTGATACCAAACTGGCAGCAGCATCTACTACAAATCTGTCTGAGGGCACTAACCTTTACTACACCAATGCTCGTGCTGATGCAAGAGCAGATCTTAAAGTTGCCGCCGCAACTGGTGCAAACCTTGATCTTTCTAGCAAGTCTACTTCTGATTTGTCCGAGGGAACTAATCAGTATTACACCGAAGCAAGAGTTCAAACAAAACTTGATAATGCGTTTGAACAACTTAGAGCAATGCTCAATAACCTTGCAACTAGCACCACTCTGACTCTGAACTTGTCTGGTGATCCTACACCTGGCGCAGTTGTTACTACTGGCGTCAGCAATGGTGGTGGCGGTGGATTCACTGCTGGAACTGCTGTTGCTACAACTGGCGGAACTGGTTCTGGATTGACAGTCAATACTACTGTCGTCGGTGGTGTAATCACTGCTGCAGCAGTTAACGCTGGTGGTTCTGGTTACTTGATTACTGATACTGTGACAGTTGCTAACGCCAACGCTGGTAAGGTATTGTCACTGAACTTGGCAACCTTGGCAGGTGGTTCGGGATATACTACTGGAACCGCTTTGGCAACAACAGGTGGTTCTGGTTCTGCCTCTCTGACTGTTGATATTACTGCTTCTTCTGGTGCAATCACCAACGTTACAATTAATGATGGTGGCACTGGATATGTTGTTGGTGAAACAATTACTATTGTTCAGGCAGGTGGATCTGGTGGTACGGTTAACATTGCAACCGTCGCTACCAATGCAACCTTAACACTGAGTGATGTCACCACAATGGAAGTCGGTGCAACTGTCACTGGCGCAACCAGTGGAACTACAGGTGTTATCACTGCTCTGGGAACTAACCAGATCACTGTTGATACTGTTGACGGATTCTTCAAAAAAGGAGAAGTCGTCAGTGCTAATGATGTTACTACACTTACTATCTCCTCATTCGCTTGATAACAAATGTCAGCTACTAGACCCGCATCTAAAACCGAACTAAGAGATTACGCTCTTCGTCGTTTAGGTTTCCCTACTATCGACATCAACGTTGCAACAGAGCAACTGGATGACTTGATTGAAGAAGCAATCGATTACTATCAAGAATATCACTTTGATGGTAGTTACAAGTCCTTCATGTTTATTGAAGTGACTGATGCTATTAAAACAGCAGCAAAAAGTTCAACGCAACAAGGGTCTACTAATTGGTATGAAAACAATAACTATGTTTCATTACCACCTGGCGTCTTAGCAGTAAATCACGTTTACACTCAGATTGGTGCCTCTAGTATTGTGCCTGGTAACATGTTCAATATCAAGTATCAAATTTTCTTGAATGATATCTATGCTATGACGCATGGACACATCCTTCATTACTTTATGACTTCTCAGTATCTTGAGACTCTTGATTGGGTTACTAATTCTGGTCGTAATAGAAGAGTTCGATTCAATGAAAAACAAGGTAGATTGTACCTTGATTTTGATTGGGATTCTTTAGCATCAGGAGATAAAATTTTAGTTGAAGTTTTAATGCGTCAAGATCCTGAGACATATACATCAATGTATAATGACAACTGGTTGAAAGATTATGTTGAAGCACTCTTCCAACAGCAATGGGGAAGAAACCTAAGTAAGTATGACGGCATTCAAATGTTAGGTGGTGTTACACTTAACGGTCGTCAGATTCTAGAAGATGCAAGTCAATTTAAGAAAGATCTTGAAGATACAATTCGTGATACATACGAAATTCCACCAATGGATCTGGTAGGTTAATATGGCATTTAAAAACACACCAGCACAAGATTACGTTTTTAGCAATCATACTAATCTGCTAAAAGCAAATGCATCTTCTCAAGAGCAGAAGTTCATAGAGAATCTCGTAGTGGAGAGTATAGAAATTTATGGGCAAGATATTTTCTACGTTCCTCGAACGTTGGTCAACCGTGATACGGTCTTCGGAGAAGACTCTGATTCGCAATTTGACAGCGCGAGGGCAATCAGGGCTTATGTCAATAATGCAGAAGGATGGGAGGGCCAAGGCGAGTTACTTAGCAAATTTGGAGTACGCATCGAAGATAAGACAACGTTTATTTTCTCCCGTGAAAAATTTAAAGAAAAGGTTGATGACCTTGAAGTCCTCAATGTTGAAGGGAGACCAAACGAAGGGGATCTAATTTATTTTCCAACAACAAAACATTTATTTGAAATTCAATTCGTAGAGGCAGAAAAACCATTTTATCAATTAGGAAAAGGTTATGTTTGGGAGTGTCAATGTGAACTCTTTGAATACAGTGATGAGGATCTCGATACTGGAGTTGCAGAGATCGATGCTATTGAGACTGCATTCGCAAATGCAATTACCGTTAACTTTGCTCTTGGTGGCACAAGTGACTTCACAGTTGGCGAGATTGTTGCTGGAGGCACATCTAACGTTACCGCTGAGGTAAAGGCGTGGGACTCCTCAAGCAGGCAGTTGCAGGTGTTTAATCGTTCGGGGACTTTCAGCGTCCCTGAGACGATCACAGGGCAGTCTTCTGGCGCTGCTTGGACAACCGCATCATACAATACAATAAATAATGTCAATACCGCGAATTCTATAGATCAAAACAACGATTTTGAGACATTGGATAACGATATTATTGACTTCTCTGAAGCAAATCCCTTCGGGTCAATTGGGTCCATTACTGATACTACAATCTGATGTTAGGTACATATTCATATCACGAAATTTTTAGAAAGACTATCGTTGCTTTTGGCACGCTGTTCAACAATATTGAATTGCGTCGTAATGATGAAGTAATGAAAGTGCCTTTGGCATATGGTCCTAAACAAAAATTCTTAGCAAGACTGGATCAAGTTCCTGATCCTACTAATAAAAGGGTGCAGATTACTCTACCCAGAATCTCTTTTGAGATCAATGGCGTGACTTATGATTCAACCAGAAAGGTTGCACCTACACAAAAGATTAAAGTTGCTAGTACAGCAGACAAAAATAAGAACGTGTTTATGCCTGTTCCTTATAATTTGTCTTTTGAATTAGCAATTATCTCTAAGAATCAAGAAGACGGGTTACAAATTCTTGAACAGATTCTACCCGTATTTCAACCTCATTTTAATATGGCAGTTAAATTGCTTCCTGAAATGAGTGAAATTAGAGATGTTCCCGTAGTCTTAAACAATATCGATTACGAAGATGACTATGAAGGTAACTTTACTACGAGACGAGCAGTAATCTACACTTTACAATTTACTGCAAAAACTTTCCTCTATGGTCCTGTTACCGAAGCAAAAGTTATCAAGAAGGCAATTACAGATTACTATACAGATACCAATACATCTACCGCTCCAAGAGAGGTGAGGTATACTGTACAACCCAATCCGCTTACAGCAGATGCTGATGATGATTTTGGATTCGGAGAGACTACTGCAGTCTTTACAGATAACAAGAAACGTAATCCTACCAGTGGTGTTGACGAGGCAATTTAAACATGGCAAATCCCTTTGATGGACTCAATGATGCTTTTGGAACTGAACCTTCCGAACTCCAAAAGCATGTTGAGAAGGTGAAACCTACGTTGAAAAAAACAGAGACTGAAGATGTCAAACATGACTATGAAGTTTCTCGTGCTCAACTGCACAATCTGGTCATGAAAGGTCAGGAAGCAGTTGATGGTATTCTCGATGTAGCAAGAGCATCAGATCATCCTCGTGCCTATGAAGTTGCTGGTCAACTGATTAAAAATGTAGCAGATACTGCTGATAAATTAATTGATTTACAGAAAAAAATGAAGGAGTTGGATGCTGAGGAAAAGAAATCAGGACCGTCTACTGTTAATAACACGATGTTTGTTGGCAGTACTGCGGAGTTACAAAAGATGCTAAAGCAACAAAAAGAGATAAATAAAGAGGACACGAACTAACAAGACATGACAGTATTAAACGTTTTAAGCACCAATGCTATTGCAGCAGATGCTACTGAGTATCAAGTTGTTCAAACTGGATATTATCGCGTAGTTGCAACTGGTGGTGATGCAACAGTTTCATTCAATGGTGGTCCCGCAATCACTATTATTCAAGACCAAGCACTTCTGCTCAAGGGTGCTAAACCTGGTCAAGCAAGAATTGTCAAGGCAGTAGATGATTCAACTGCAGATTACATCTTGGGTCAGCATATTCATTCTACAGGTGATGCACATCCGTTCTCTACAGGTGACTTTATTGCAGTTGTAGATGCCAGCACATCTCCTGCTATTGATAGCAACTTCCTTTCCGCAGGAACAGCAGGTAAAAAAATTACTGCTGTTGTAGGAAACAAAATTAGCACTGATATTGATTCATCAAGTGCATCAGCGGATTATACTTACGCTTTCTCAGGACCTCAAGCAATTGTACAACGTTGCGTGAAAGTTGCTGTTACTGGTAATGCAATTGTTCTTGAAGAAATTCAAGTTGTAGGCGGTTGATATGCCACTCGTTAATCAAGAAGCAGAAAGAATCTTTAGGGGGATGAAGAGCAAAAACTCTTCTCGCTTTAAAGATCTTTATGGTAAACGTGATAAAGAAGTCATGTATGCCACTGCTAATAAGTTAGCGCAAAAGAAACAAACAAAACAAAAAACTTGGAAATCTGGCATGGGATTCAAAGAAGAAAATCAAAAGTTATCTTACAAAGATTTTATTGATCTATGTGAGGGTAACCCAACTACCAGAATGCTTAGTAAATCTAAGACACAACAGACTGGTAACATTTCTGCTGATCGTGGAACCGATGAAAAGAAAAATCGTGCTAGTAGAAAAGCACTAGAAAAAGATTTAAAGAAGAAAGGAATTGGATATAAAAAAGGTGTAGGAGAGTATAAATATTCTTCAGGTGAAGGTACAGGACGTGAGGTGTCATACCAAACAAGTCCTGGCAAAGGAATGTCTAAGAGACGTTTCGGTAAAGTCATGCGTCGTCTCGGTAGAAAGCATGGTCAGGAATCTGTAATCACAAAAGATAAGGATAAACCTGCAAGATTGCATGATACTGAGTCTAAAAAACCTGGCAAGTCTATGAACGTAGGCAAGTCAAAACCTGGTAAGAACCCTTCTGGTTATGGTGAAACTTCTGGAACCAAAGTCAGAAAAGGTAAACTAGGTAAAACAAACAAACCAGCATATCATTACGGTTAAAACACTATGTCAGCAGTTAATGCGGGATCTATTACAGGTACAATTGTCTCGGCAACAGATAGTGTACAACTTCCCCTGTTTGCCACTGGTAGTTTACCAGCAAACAATAAAGGTAAATTAGCATATGACTCTACTACCGATCAAGTAAAGGTCAATGATGGATCCGCGTGGCAAGCAATGGGTGGTGGTGTTGTCAGACAAATTAAATATAAGATTTCTAATGACCTAGCCACACATAACACTACTAGTTTTGTTGAAGTAGATTCAGACTATAGACTGTATATTACACCAACAAAATCTGACTCCATCATGCTTATTGATTATGTTATTCCTACTAACGAGCAGTGTGGCAACAACACTATTTTTCTCCTCTCTGCGATGAGAGATGGTAGTAGGACTAACATCACCTCTATAGGTCAATCTAGTGGTAGCAGAAATCGTGTAGCAGGTGGTGGATTTAGACCTGGAAATGGTTATGATGGCAATGACATGAGCACAAACATGTTTAGGGTTATTGATTTACCTAACACAACCAGTCAAGTTTATTATGGATTTCATTGTAAACAGGAAACTTCTGGCACAGGTAACATCCGTTTCGGATACTCTAATGGCGATAACTCAAACTGGGGATGGCGTGCTCCCATCATCATTACAGCGACGGAGATAGCACCGTAATGGTTAAAACACCAGGACAAACTAAAAGGTACTGTAGACTCTGTTGTAAAAAAGAGTCAAGAAATCAATGTGCATATGGAGGTAGTATGTGGGATAAGTATTCAGTAAAGGATGCGACCGAAGGTGAAAAACAAGATGCAGCCCAAGAATCTGGGATTACTTCTGAAGGAGGCGAAGGAGTCTCCGAAGGCACGAAGAGTGGTGATAATTCTCTGCGTGACTGGTTTAGCAAGAGTAAGTCTTCTGATGGCAAGCCTGGTTGGGTTCAACTCGGTGGTAAATATGCAGGAAAACCCTGTGCCAGACAACCAGGACAAACAACTAAACCCAAGTGTGGGTCTAGTAAAATGAAAAGAAACCTAAATAAGGATGAAGAGGAAGCAGCATTCCGTCGCAAGAATGCCAAAGATCCTAATCCAGATCGCAAAGGTAAGGCAATTAACGTGAAAACAGAAGAAACACAATCCGAAGCAACTTATCCTTCTGACTTTAAGAAAGGTTCACCTGTTGCAACTAAAAAGAAAGGTAGACCCAATGCCCAAGGTCCTGAAAGCGGTAAAAAAGAAATCAATGAAGGCGAAAAGGACGCCTGTTATCATAAGGTAAAATCTCGTTATTCTGTTTGGCCTAGTGCGTATGCCAGCGGAGCACTAGTCAAATGCCGAAAAG